ATTCGTATAGTGCCTTACGCATTCAATAAAGATAATCCTTTCATTGAATTATTCTTTCACTACAATTTGAACAATCGTTCTTATTTATCACCAATCAGTTTTGGTCGTCCAGACCCAATTGAAGAGTTCGCACAGAAACTCAAAGCAAGTGGTAATAAAGAAGATTACCAATTGTCTAAGAAATTGGAAGCAAAGATGAGAACTTTTGCACCAGTTATCGTTAGAGGTGAAGAATCACAAGGTGTTAAATTTTGGGGATTTGGTAAAACGGTTTATCAAGAACTACTATCAATCATAGCTGACCCTGATTATGGTGACATAACAGACCCAGTTAATGGTCGTGATGTATCGGTTGAATTCATTTCAGCAGAAGAAAGTGGTGCAAGTTTCCCTAAAACAAACATTAGAGTGAAACCTAATCAAACACCAATTTCTGATGAACCATCAGTCTTAGAGTTAGTTAAAACTTCTCAAAAAGACATTACTGAAATTTATCAAGAACAATCATACGAGGAACTAACCAATGTTTTAAACGAGTGGTTAAATCCAAGTGATGACTCAACAGAAGAAGCAACACAAGAAAAAGTAGAAACTTCTGAGTTGGGAACTTCTAAAGTGAAAGACACTTCAGAAGCTTTTGATGAATTATTCAATTCTTAAATAATAACAATATGGGGGTTGAATAGTCAATCCCCATTAAATATGGAGTATTAGAATGTCAGTAAATGATGTATTGGCTAAAACATTAGCCGACTCTTTGAATAAAAAATTCAAAGACACAAACAAAGTGGCATACTTCTTAGACGGAAGTGATACCACACCAACAGATATCAAGGAATTTATCTCAACAGGTAGTTCTACCTTAGACTTGGCTATATCAAATAGACCAGACGGGGGTATCGCAGTTGGTAGAATTACAGAAATCAATGGTTTAGAATCAAGTGGTAAATCTCTACTTGGTGCACACATCTTAGCAGAAACTCAAAAGAAAGACGGAGT